TAACAATTGACCCATTTGTCCCGTTCGATGGTGCTCGAAATGCTTCAAGAGGTCATTTCATTGAGAATACAAAAGATATTTCTCATTTGAGGGTTATCAATTGCCCCTCAGATGTAGCGAAATCTCAAATAGTTGATAATTCAGTGGACCTGGTATTTGTAGATGGGGACCATCATTATGAACAGGTGAAGAGAGACTTGGAGAACTACTGGCCAAAAATAAAGATTGGTGGAGCTCTAATAGGCCACGACTCGCACTATCCTGGAGTTATAAAAGCAGCTAGGGAGGTATTTGGTGGGGAGGAGCTTATTTTGTTAAGAAAATCGAGAATATACGTGGTGAGGAAGAAATAAAATGACAATAATTGCTACGTTTGGGATTTGGGATTTATTCCATCAGGGTCACTTGCGGTTGTTAAAGAGAGCGAAGGCTCTAGGGGATATTCTGATTGTAGGAGTAGCGACTGACAGATTAGCCGAGGAATACAAGAGGAAGCCGATTATCTCTTTAGAGCAGAGGATGGAGATTGTGGAGGCTGTCAGGTATGTCGATGCTGTTGTTCCTTATAACTCTCTGGATGTAACAACTCTACTGAAAAATCTTGATGTTGATGTGATGGTAGTTGGTGAAGATTGGGGAGGATTCCCAGAGCAAAAGAAATACAGGACATATCTTGAACAGAATAACAAAAAGCTAATAAGAATTCCTTACACCCAGGGCATATCTACAACAGCTATCAGGGAGCGAGTTATAGAGGAAGCGGTGATATGGCAAAATGACAACGCATAAGGAGAATTTAAACAGTGCTTACTGAGAGACAAAGTCCCGACACTCTTTTGGTGCAGACTAACTTAGCTGGCACATTGACTGACATTGACGAAGACCCTGATGAGCCTGATTCAAATTGGCTAACTTATATTGATAATAAAACGGATACTGTTTGCCGAGTTAGCTTTCCGACTCCAACAGGTAAGCCAACCGTAGGAGCCGACCTACAAGAGTTCAAGATTTGGGTTAGACAGCAGCCTGATGGGGCAGGAGATGACCCTACGGTTAGGATAGAACTCTATGAAAATGGCAGTCCACTTGCTACCATTTTGGCCGATATCGCTGTTTCAAGCACTGCTGGAGCATTATATTCTGGAACTTGGAATGCCAACTTACTGGGGACTGCTGATGGTAGTTTAGTTGAATGTTATATTTATGGCAATGCTGTGGGTGGCGCTCCAGGCAACCGATGCACCGTAGAAGTTGGTGCAGTCGAATGGAATGTAACTTATAATGAGCCATTGTCTTGGCAGCCAGTATTCCTAATGAGGTAGAAATATGACGGTTCATTTAGTCGAAATTAGAAATAAAAACGCTTGGCAACAGCCAGTTGAGGATAAAGACTTAAATACTCCTCCAACTGGCCCGGGAAAAGGAGACCGCTATATAGTCGGTTCTTCGCCGACAGGAGCCTGGGCTGAACATGCGGGGGATATTACTTACTATGATGGCTCAGACTGGCAGTTCATTACAAAGGCTGAAGGTCAAACGGTTTACGTGAAGGATGAAGATAAGATATATACATATCTTGCGTCCTGGGAAATTCCTTCAGGGGCCACCGGGCCAACCGGACCGACTGGGCCAACTGGAGCGACAGGGCCCACCGGCCCGACGGGAGCAGCAGGGACATCCGCAATCAATGAATTCTCTATCACAGTTGAAGACCCGGCTGCTGACGAGGATATCTGTATGGGTTTCACCTTCGTCGCAATCACGGTTACGGAGGTTCAGGCCGTCCTCAAAGGAACTGCTAATGGTCAGTCCGTCACTATTGACCCTGCTCACGACACAGATAGAAGTGCTGCTGGTAACGACATTCTGGACGCAGCGACAGCGATTACGTCTCTTACTACTGGCTCCAATCTGACGAGCTTTGATGACCCTACCATTCCAGCAGACTCATATATTATACTGAAGACCACGGCAATGGCAGGAACTGTGACTGAATTGACAGTAACTATAAAATATACTGTAGATTAAGGAGGACTAAATGATTATAAAAATACTAATCCAGGTGAACCAAATTCATCGGTTTCCAGTGCTTGACCCTGAGACTGGTGAACCCACAGGAGAAGAATACGTGCAGTTTGGACTAAGTTGTCCTGAGTATCCAGATTTACCTACTTACGGAATACCCTATAAGGACTTGACAGTTCCTTATCCCTGCACTAAAGCGCAAATTGACGCTGTGATAGAGGGTAGGATAGCACTAATAAAAGAGCAGATGTTAAAAGACAATCAGCTCAGGCAGCAGGTCGAGAATATGGGCTATACGAAAACGACCATAAAGGGGACTGAGTTCTTCGAGACCGAAGTGGATGTGTGGGGTAGTTTAGATGGCTGATAATTGGATATCGCCGACTGGATTTGAGGACATCGATGAGGCGTGGATTGACGAAATTCAGGCTTATGATGAGGATACCTTAAGTGCTGCCAAAAACGGAGGAATTCCTATTAATTCATGGGGCAATTTATTAGAACTTACTCATGCTCCCCTTAACTGTGATAAAGTAAGGTTTCATGCTGTCTTTCATCCATCAGTGATTAATGCGATAGATCTAGATGTCTATTATGGTGATGCCTGGCATCATGTATACCAAGGAGTCTATACGACTTCAACCTGGGAGGAGAAACCGCTGGGTGGTACGTATTTAGTAACAGCGGCAAGAGTAAAATTCTATAACGACTTCGACGAGTATTCAAGAAACGCTTACATTCAAGAATTTGACTTCAACGAGGTTGAGGCACCACCTCCAACCCGCAGAATTTTTATAACTCATCAGTGATAATGGTGACATAATGGCAGAGATAAAATATTCCTGGAAAGACACGGTAACCAACATTTTTAAGGATACCCTGGCCTGTGTCTGGAAGGACTGGATTTATAAAATCTATCGGATACTCGTCAGCAAGCTGCCCTCGAAGTATTCGGCTTCCTTGTTGTTTGACCAGTACCAGGCAAAGAGCCTTTCTGATGAGTATTCTTGTTTAGCTCTTAAATACCAATATAAGGGGGAGGAAATACCCGATAAATACTACGTTAAGTTCCACGGGGAGTTATGATGATAAAATTCGATAAGGGAGAGATAAAGAACGTCTGGATAGAGGTTGCCGAAAGGGACAGTGCGTCCTTCACCATAGCCTCGGCCACCTTTGAGGTATTCGACGAGGACGGGGTTTCGGTGCAGGCATCGGATACGGCCTCAACAGACGGGGCCAAGATTTACGGGCTGGTGGATACGACTGCCACGGTAGGTGAGGGCGAGGAAGAGACTGATGTTTTTACCGCAGGGGAGAGCTACGAGGTCAAGTTCACCTTCGTTATAGGCTCGGAGACCTATATTGACAAAGTGGCTATAAAGCTGGAGGAGACCCGATTATGATAATAACCTTAAAAGAAGCCAAGATATGGCTGGGCATAGATGTCACGGACGACAGCGAAAATGATGTTATAAATGCCATCCACGCCCCCGTGGAAAAATGGATTAAGGAATATTGCCAGAGGGACTTTGAGTCGACTTCCTATAAGGAGTACTCTGACGGGGATGGAACGGAGTATCTATTCCTAAAACAGTATCCTATCATCTCAGTATCCAGGCTGTCAATCGGTAGAAATAACGCTATTAAGGTCAATAATTCATTAACTGCGACCTATGCTACGGTATCCGTCACCTCCACGGGCGTGGTTCTGAACAAGGACGGGACTGATTCGACTAACTCCCCTTTCTTATTTGCGGATGTAGCTAATGATACGATAGCCAAAATGGTTGCTGAAATATCCAAGGAGACCAACTGGCAGGCTGAGGTGATGAACACCAACTACGCTTCCTATGCCTCCACCGAGCTAATTGAGGCAATGGGGTTGGAGTGCCTTGACGCTTCCTGGGCTTACTTGGAGATACCCGACGAGCCTGATGATTCTTTCGAGATTGACCCTGACAGCGGGGTTATCTACAGAGCGGGAGGGTTCCCTAGTGGACATAGGAATATCAGGACTGACTACACGGCGGGATTTGCGACTCTTCCAACCGATTTACAGCTGGCGGTGAAGATACTCGTCAAGATGGTTTACGACAGGAGAGACCAAGAGACCTTCGGGGTTGATGAGTTCAGGTTGTCGATGGTGGCACGCAGCGTGTTGACGAAGGAAATGCCGAATGAGGTTAGGGAAATATTATCACGATATATGAAGATAGAGGTATAAAATGGTGATGGGCCCAAAAACTGAACTAATTCTTGAAAGAAAAACAATCGCTGATGACCAATGGCATACTGAGACCTGGCGGCAAGTAAGAAAAATGAAAGGGGTTTTAATCTCTCTTCAGGGCAACGAGCGGTTTATCACGGGAAAGACGGAAGTGTTTAGGACGCATAAATTCCTGGTGGATTATCCAAAGGATTTGACGATAACAGAAAAGGATAGATATACTCTCGGAGCCAGGACTTTTGATATTCAGGTTGTTGTAGATCCTCTGGAGCAACATAGGCAGCTTGAGATTGAATTAAAGGAAGTGACTTAAAATAGCTAACGTAAAATGGTATGGAGACAAGTTAAAAAAGGAAGTAGAACAAAAAACCAGAAATGCCTTAATAAAAGGTGGTTTTTATATATACAATGATGGCAAAAGAGAAGTTAAAGTCGACACGGGTAGATTAAGAGGTTCTATCAGCGTAAACTGGACAGGAAGCGGAATGTCCAGAGGAGAAGTGGAAAGTCCAGCTAAGTCTGAGGATGGGGTAGGGCAGCCGGGAGGTGGCGCTAAGGAATTTATTGTGGTAATCGGTAGCAATGTAGAGTACGCTATACCCCAAGAATACGGAACGTCTACGCAAAGCGGTCATCCATATTTGCGCCCTGCACTAGAAAAAAATAAAGGGAAAATCAAGCAATTATTAGGAAAATAAATGGAAAAAGTGTCAATCCTTATCCCCACACGCCAGCGCTATAAAAAGCTGGCGAAGTGCTTGACTAAGCTCATTGAGAATACGGTTTATCCCAATTATGAGGTCGTGGTAATTACTGACATGGATGATTTTGAGTCTGTTTTAGTGACGCATGAATTTGAAATGTCCCATACTAAGGAGATTGAGATATTACAGAAGGAAAAGCGAGAAATGTATGTCGGAAAAATCAATTATGGTTATCACCAGACCGATTCCCCCTTAATTATCTTCCTTGCCGACGATGTGCTAGTCAATCGCAACTGGCTCACCGAGGCAGTATCAACCTTCAATGAGTCGTTTCCCGACGGGATGGGGCTTGTTTCCTTTCAGGACGAGTTCGACGACAGGCTTGCACCCCACGGGCTAATCAGCAGAAAGTATGTAGAAAAATATCTCAAGGGTAATATATTCCACCCCGATTACGTGCATTACTGGTGCGACGTGGAGCTTACTGTCCGCAGCGTTGGCTGGGGGAAATTCGCACACTGTCCTAAGTCCAGGGTAATCCATATCAGGAGAGCCAGAGTAGAAGAGAGAGATCATATCTGCCAGGAGGGATTGACCACAAAAGACGCAGGGGAAAAGACCTTCGTTCAGCGACTCTGCTATAACTTCCCTGATGTTATGCCTGAGATGAAGGAGTGGAAATTGCCTAAAAAGGTTGAGCTTAGATTCAGGCCCACTGAGATGCTGGAGTGGTATGTTGGGTTTGGGATTAACACAGAGGTTAAGGATGTATGGACGGTTGACAGGGAAACAGCTCTCTTTCTTCTGGGAGGATGGCCGCTTAATTTCAGACCTATCGGATTGGAGCAGTCAAAAGCTTGGGATAGGTATGGTGAGATGTTAAAAAAGGCAGTAGAAGAAGAAAGAAAGATTATGGAAAGTGCATATTTTGAGCTAGTTAAGCACCCAAAGGAAGCAGATAAATGTCTCTTTGAATTTGATGATATAGCTAAAAAGACAGGGATTACATATTTCTTGGTCTATGGAATATGTTTAGGTTTTGTGAGGAATAATGGCTATATAAAGGGAGATAATGATATAGATCTTGGTATAACATGTTCAGAAGAGGAGCGGGATAGGTTCTTCGAGGAATTAGAAGAAGGGGGCTTTAAGCGAAGTTATGTAATTACGGACAGAGAACCCCAGAATCACTTACCCCATGTTCATTTTATTAAAAGAGGGGTTCTGATTGATGTTTGGTATTCCGTTGCCCCGGAGCATAAGGCATTCTTAGAACTAGGGAGGACGGTGGCATATAAGGGTAGGGCATTTAATGTTCCTGCAAGAGTTGAGGAATATCTTGAGTTTATGTATGGGAACTGGCGAGTGCCAGAGAAAAAGAAGGCTAGAATATGACAATATTAGGTAGTAAAAAATGAGCTTAGACATTAATTCCCTTAACCAAGGAATTTATAACGCCTTAAATGTTACAGATGTAACAGATTTACTAGGAAAAGACCCAGATGGTAATCCAGCCCTTGGTCACTATAAAGTTCCGCAAGGGTCTACATACCCTCATGTCTGCTACTGGGTGGTTACGGGAAGCAATGAGGATACCTTCAGCGAGTGGCGTGATGAGGCTCTCTGCCAGATAGACATCTGGAGCGATTCTAACTCTGCGAAGGAGTGCGGGGATATAAGTAAGCAAATAACAGAAGAGATGGACGAGGCGGCCCTTGAAGTGGGAGCTTCTGCTTACTTTTGCCAGAGGCAAGGCCCCCCGAGGCTGCTGTATGAGGATGAAAATGATATTTTCCATATGATACTTGAATACCGTATAAAAGTCGAAACATCTAAATAGTTTCACTCTTTGATGTAGTTTCAACGTTTGTTGAAATAACCATTTTCAGTAAAACTCGGTCTAGCTAACCGAGATATGCCGTCTAACCTACGTAGGCGTAAAGGTTAGGCGGCTTTTTTATTAAGTATATGGAGGTGAATATAAAATGGCCGGGACATTAGCAATTGCAGGGTATCAAGGAAAGGTTTATGTAGGAACTGCCTCCTCTCCTGTTAATGAAGTTGCAGAGATAGGGCACTGGACTGGAACGATAGCGTTGGATGCTATCGAGACTCCCAAGTTCCAACCGGATAGAACTAGAATTGCCGGGAAGAGAGATTTCACTGGTTCGTTTGATGGCAGTTGGTATCTAAAATTGTTGGATACCTTAAATTTGGCTAAATGCTGGAAGTTCCTAAAGCTTCTTTTCCTTATTAGGGAACAAGAAAGGAGATATTAAATGGATAATCAGCAGGAAAGGCTGGCAAAGAATTTTATAGATATTGGGTGGTTGACAGGCATGATTGACGGGGAAGGAAGTATCAGAATGGCTCGACGAAAACGGAGGAATGAGCATAGGAAGGGACGGATAAACTACGTCCCTGAAGTAACCATATCCAATACTAGCAAAGAGGCAATGGAGAGATTTCGAGGAATATGTCAGGGATACCGAATCGGTGGACATCTATGTTTACACTCGGTGCAAACAAAATCTTGGAAGACACGCTGGTCTATAAAGATTTGTGGATTGAAAAGATGTAACAAGATGTTGCACTTAATCTCTGACCATCTCACTATTAAAACAAAGCAAGCAAGGATAGTAATGGAATGGATAGATTATCGGTTGTCACTTCCAAAGAAATCCCATCATACCGAAAAAGATACCGTCTACTATGACAAAGTAAAAGAATTAAATAGGCGGGGACCTTTGCCAGAATCCTCAACGACTAATACGCCAAACCCAAAAAATTTGGGAAGATATAGTCTGAACTTGCAGGAGACTGCAAGAGCTAGCTTCGCAGCTAGCCGCAGCTAATAAAGCTGTCACAAAAGTAACAGATTGACAAGATTCAACAGGCCAAAAGGTGCTGCAGGACGCCATATTGGGTTCTGCCACGGTTAGCGGAACAGTAGTCTATTTGCAACTTCTGTCCAAGACCGGGAACACTTACTCTTGCTGGGCTTTGATTACCGGAGAGGCAATAGATGTTCCTCACGACGGGGCGCAGGCTGTCAGTTTTGATTTTGTCTCTACGGGTCTGGTGAGAGTGACCGTTGCATCCACAAGCGCATAGTAAGTTTTTCAGGGCTGGTCTAGTAAGGCTAGTAACTCCTTGAGCCGTGCAGCCCTAAAGAGGAGTATAAAAAATGTCATAAGTAAGTTAATTATGACATAAATTAGGAGAGTGATATGGGTATAGATAGGACTGTAGATAGTCCCGTGACGGTTGATTTTAAGGGGAAGAAATACAAAGTCGGTCAGGTAACTACTCAGGATTTTGGAGAGATTACTCGATATTTAAAGACACTCTATATAGGGGAGATTGGAAAGTCTATGCGAATAGCGGGCATTTCGGAAAGCAAAATTATCGCGGAAATCAGAAAAGTGCAATTCGAGGAGTGGGGTGTCAAAGGGGAAAATCCCGATGAAGCGAAAAAGGATTTTGTTCGGCGGATTCAGCCGTTAATATCATCGCATGAGGGTATGGCTTACATTCTCTATATCGGATTGAGAAAAGAACAGCCTGAATTAACTCTACGAGAAGCAGAGGATATTATAGCAAGTAATCCTGGGGGAATGGAGGATCTTATAGCCTACGTGATGGGTGCAATTGTGGAGGAAAAACCAAAGAAAAACCCAAAAAACGCATCGAGAGCGAAGGCGTAAATTATTTCTGCCAGCTCTGGATGCTGGATTGGGATTTCGTCTTTGCTCAGTTAAAGAGATTTTATAGGTGCTCAAAAGCTGAGTTTAAGGAAATGACGCTATATGAGGTCTTCCAGTTGCTGGAGGACGGAGGGGAATTGGCAAAAATGGAAAGCGGAGAAAAAAAACAAACAACAGAAACGCAAGAGGGGAAGATAAAAAGATTGAGAGATATGGCGAAACGAAGGAAAGCTACGTTAATCAGAGAGGGGAAATGGAAGAGCTAAATATAAGGAGAGACTAAAAAATGGCAGTAGGTAGTAAAGTTGGCGAAGCTTATATCGAACTCACTGCCAAGATGGCAAAGTTTGAAGCGCAACTGAGGTCAGCCAAGATGCTGACTGGCACAGCAACAGCCAAGATGCAGACAGGTATGAGCAATGTAACTGCGGCCACTAAAGGAACTTCAGCGGCTATGAAGTTGTTAAAGGTAGCCATCGGAGCTATTAGCTTTATTGCTATAGCTATGGCATTTAAAAAAATAATTCAGGCGACCGCTCAATTTGAGGATGCGCAGTTGGAGCTTCGCAAAACCTCTGGCATGACCCGGGAAGAGATTGATAAATTCTCTAATCGGATGAAAAACATGGCATCAACCATGCCTACCTCGACCACTGGTCTTTTAGAGATAGCGGCGGCGGCAGCAAGGCTCGGCATTCAGGGGTCTGATAATTTAGCTGCTTTTTCAGAGACCGTCATTAAGATGGCAACCGCTACCCAATACACCGAGGAACAAGCCTCTCTGGATTTTGCCAAAATTGCCAATGTAATGAAGCTTCCCTACTCTGAAATTGGAAGACTTGGCTCGGCTATGAATGAGCTTGCTAATACTACAACTGCAACTGCTCCTATCATTGGGGACTTCACCAGAAGAGTAGCAGGAGCAGGGTCTACCCTTGGTCTTACCATTCCCCAATTGACCGCTATGGGAGCTACCCTTGATAGTTTAGGTGTTACAACTCAGGTAGCTGGGACGGCTATGTCTAACTTCTTCACCAAGATGCTCACCAAGGCTAAGACGTTTGCTGATCAGGCTGGTATGGAAATGGAGGAATGGAATCACCTTGTTGAGGTTGATGCTTGGGAAGCACTGCAAAAATGGCTATCGGCTATGGATCAAATGAAGCCAATAGAGCGGGCACAGGCTTTGGGGGAATTGGGAATGGAAGGTGCCCGGATGACTGATGTCCTGATGAAGCTCTCGGGGGCACAGGAACAATTAAATGTGAATCTTGCAACTTCCCAAAAAGCCTTTGAAGAAAATACCAGTCTGGAGAAAGAATATCAAATTGCTTTAGAGGGACTTTCGGCTCAGTGGAGCATATTCACAGGGAATGTTACCAATCTTGCCATTACCATAGGGGCGAAGCTATCTCCTGCCCTGAAAGAAATTATGAAGGGTCTTAACGTGCTTATTGATGGCCTTCAGTTTCTGATAAAGAACTGGAGTCTGGTTTGGAAGAGTGCTTATCAAATATTGATAGTAACCCTTGAACAGATTGGTCACGGAATCAAGAAATTCTTCACCGACTGGTCAGTATTTAAGGCTGGATTGAACTTATGGTTTCAATACGGAAAGGCTCTTTTGATGATTATGACTAGAACACTGGAAATGCTTGCTGGACTTATAGTAAGGGCATCATCCGTAATCTGGGCTCCTTATATAAAAACCCTCCAATGGGTAGCTGACAATATGGTCTATTATTTCAGACTGGGTATAGAGGATGCGAGGAATGCCATCATCAAGGGGGTTAATTGGATTACCTCTAAGGTATTCACCCCGATGGCCAATTTCTTTATTGATGTTGCTAACAAGATGACCGAGGGGGCTCAGGCTTTCGTCAACTTCTTTATTAGTGGAATGAACATGGTCGTAAAGGCGATAAAGCCTGTTATCAGCGCCCTCGGATGGTTCGCCGAGCATATTCTTAGAAAAGAGCTTCCAGAGGGGATAAAAGAGTTCGGCGAAATTGCCGAGGTAGAATTTAAGAAAATTGAGAAGCTGGGAGAGGATGCCCTTACTATAGAAATCCCCGAATCTACCCTTAAACAGCCCGCCAAATTCACCGCTCGGATGAGCGAAGCCTGGGCAATTATCAAAGACCAGTACTCAAAAATCCCTGGTGATCTTAGAAAATATGTAGATGACCTCGCAATGGAATGGGAGAATGTTACTAGGGCGGCTGGCGAATTTGGAGAGGCAGTGGATTGGTCTGATTATAAGGCGAGGCTTGCGGAGATTATAAAAAAGCTCAAAGCGGCTGGAGTGGAGACATCGGCATTGGAAAAGGAACAGGAAAAACTCAATAAGCGCATAGTCAATATCCGAGGGCCTATGGGAGATTATATTGAAGCGGTGACAAATTTAATGTTGGCTTATGAACCTATGCCTCGGATATTCAAAGAGATAAAAACAGGGATATCCGATTTCAAGAACGGACTGGCTGGGATAGGTGCTGTTATAAGTGCGGGATTATCTGATCTGTTCACATGGGCAGGCAAATGGGAAGGCATGCCTCGGATATTTAAGGAAGTTAAAATTGGTGCTTCAGAGATGATAAACTCTCTTGCAGGCATTGGTGTAATTATAAGCGAAGGTTTACCCGATTTATTTTCATGGACTGGAAAGTGGGAGGGAATGCCTCGAATCTTTAAAGAGATAAAAATTGGTGCATCCGATATGAAAAACTCTCTGGCTGGTATTGGTCTAGTTATTGCAGAGGGATTACCTGATTTATTTATTTGGAAGGGGTTACTAGAAGTTATGCCTCGGATATTTAAAGATGTAAAAATTGGTTTATCAAAGATGGAAAATTCTCTTGCTTCCGTGGGTAGTGTAATAACTAAGGGATTGCCAAAGTTATTTATATGGGAAGATTTATGGGAAGGCATGCCCAGAATTTTCAAAGAGGTAAAAATTGGCGCTTCTGAGATGAAGAATTCACTTGCTGGAGTAGGGACTATCATAGCAAAGGGGCTGCCTAAATTCTTTGAGTGGTCGGGACTCTGGGAAGGTATGCCTCGTATATTTAGAGAAATCAAAATCGGAGCCTCAACCATGAAAAATTCCTTAGCGGGGATAGGAACGATAATAGCTAAGGGATTACCTGATTTGTTTACATGGTCAGGGCTTTGGGAGGGGATGCCCCGAATATTCAATAAAGTGAAGATCGGCGCTTCAGAACTGGCGAATTCCTTGGCCTCTTTGGGCGCTATCATTGCGGCTGGCTTACCTGACTTATTTAAATGGAAAGGCTTGTTAGAACCGATGCCCCGAATCTACAAAGAAGTGGAAATGGGGACTTCTGAATTCGAAAGTTCTTTGGCATCCCTCGGAGGGACTACTGCCAAAGGTTTGCCTCTGTATGCCCAACTCAATGAGGAATTTCAGGGGATGCCTTTGCATTTAGATAAGATTGTCCCTGCCGCAGCTTATGCTTCAGCCTCAATAGCCAACTTAGGACAGGTCATGTATGACACAATGCAAGAAGGGATTGAAATAACAAAAACAGTAGCAGATAATATGAAGAAAATTTGGGAAGGATTAACTCGTTATATTAAATGGGCTTGGGAAGATTTCTTTATCGACATAATCAGTGGCACTGAGAGCCTTAAAGACGCCTTCCAGTCCCTCGGCGAGGCCATAAAGCGGGCATTCATCGAGGCTTTTGCTAAAGCATTAGTTGAAAAGATGGGCTTTGACAAGATTTTTGAGGGTAATATTCTGAACTGGGGCAATTTGTTAAAAGGGATAGGTCACGTAATAGTAAGCACTTTCAAGGGGATAGGCAATGTTATCAGCTCAGTATTCGGCGTAGGGGCAGCAGCTCCAGTAACTCAGTCAATAACTGCGGCAGGGAATGCGGCTGCACAGACAGGTACCCAAATGGGCATTATGGCAAAGATCGGTCTGGGCTTGCAGAAAGTGGTAACCGGTATTGGTGGAGCTTTATCCTATTTTGCCAATATGGGGAGTACTGCTACCACAGTTCTGGGTGCGCTAGGTCAAGGGTTAGTAGGCGTGGCAGGCTTTGTCGGAACTGCGGTAGCTTCCTGGACTGCGTTCTCTTATCTTGCAGAGAATGTAATCGGGCCGGCTCTTTCGGGTATAAGAGAAGGACTTACCGATTTTCTTGGCATATCTGGCTCGGTTGTCGATTCGATTGAAAGTATGACTGATTGGATGGGTATGCTCGGTCAGAAGTTTGCAGATGCTGGAACTGTGATCGGGGACGCACCCCAAGTGCTCGAATTATATAAAAGTATGCTAATTAGTGCTACTAAGGATATAGCAACAGGAGTAAGACAGATTGGAGACTTAACTCGGGAAGAGTCAATCGCATGGATGCACGATGCAATTACAAACATGCAGGGCATAACAGAGGAGTACAGAGCACAGTTGCTTGGCATACTTGAGGCGTCGACAATTAGCATTGAGGAGATAGAAAAGAGGGCACTAGAAGCACATCAAACTTACTATGATGAGCTGGGTGAGCTAGATAGAAAAAATAGACACGTAATCGAGCGAGGTCACAACGCCACGGCGAAGATGATTGCCGAACAAGTAGCAGCCACTGAGAAGGCTATCGAGGAGACCACTGGAGCAGCAAGGGCATCTTTTGAAAAACAGCTTTGGGATCTCCAGCATCTCCAGGCTTACGGGAGTGAAATGTATTGGGCGTTGTATAAAGAGGCGAAGCAGTCGTTAAAGGAAACCGAAAAAGCGGCAGAAGAAGCCACCAAGGATATAGAGAAGGACTGGACTGAACTCACTAAGGATACGACAAGGGAGGCACAGAGGACTTGGGGCCGCAGCGGCGCAGTCCCCATAGCCCTCAATGAAGCTGTCAATGCGATGACAAGGAAAATAGGGGAGCTTCCCACGAGGATTGACTTCGATGTTATTGGCAATCTTTCTATGCCCGACATCCCTCATGTAGGTTCTCAGAGCTTCGATATTTGGGGAGAATACCACGCTCCCAGCATCCCCAGCTACCGGGCAGGAATCCCCTACGTCCCCCGAACTACCCTGGCGGTCTTGCACCGGGGGGAGGAAGTAGTGCCAGCTCACAGGACGAGGGCTGAGGGAGGACAGGGGGGAACGCAGATTGTCTATGAGCGGGGGGCAATAAGGATGTTCGTTCAGGGAAGTATTAACCAGCAGGTGGATTTAAACAAGGCTATGGACTACCTAGCTCGAAAACAGGCTGAGAAGATGAGGCGACCATAATGGCTATAGAATTAAAAAATTCATCAAACGTTGTTCAATACGAATTCCCCTCGGGTTGCGAGCTGGTGGCAGAACCCTGGGCTAAGCGACAGGACACAGAGCCCAGAGCCTATCAGCACGGCGGGGTCAAGGTAAGCGACGAGAAGGTAGAGACGAGGGTTATCTCCGTCCACGGGATATTCGATGTGAGTAGAGTCAATGCCACTTACGGGGCAACCCTGGCAGCCAACCTCAAGGAGATGAAGCAGCAGTGCTATACTGAGGATTTGCGTTTATATCCAGGAAGCCAATATACCGATGAATACTACAATGTAGAATGCCTTAATTTTGAGTCCGAGTTCCTGGGGATGATTTCCGTTGTGGAAGTTTACATAGATTTTATTTGCTCAGACCCATTTCGCTATTATAAGGATGAAACGACCGATAGCAATACTGTGAATGAGAGTCCCGAGAGTTTTACTGTGGAAAACGATGGTGATATTGAAACTTTTCCAACAATTACATTTACAGCAGGAGCTGGATCTGACATATCAGTTATAAGAATAACAAACTCGACTGACGGTGGTAAATATTTTGAATATACTCCAGCAAGCAACCTTACCAGCGGAGATGTATTGGTAGCAGATAGTGAAGAAGGCACAGTAGAACTCAATGGTAGTGATGATATGGCTCATTTTAACGCTGGAGCTTTTACTAGGTTATTATCTGGAAATAATTCAATTGTGGTGACCCTTACTGGGACACCAGGAACTAATACAGCGAGTTTTGTATTTAGAAAAAGATGGCTCTAAAAAAGGAAGGAAAAAATATCTATAAATGAGGTGATATAAATGGCGAGACAAGAATCGACATATCCAGGGACAATAGACGTCTTTATCAATGCTGCCACGGACTTTAATGCTGGCGACGCCGTTCCATCGACTGACTTCGAAAGGCTGGTAGACGCCATTAAAAAAATAGAAACCGAACTGGGCACTGACCCCGCCGGTGCATCGGCAGACCTAGTAACCCGTCTAGCTGCTGTGACTGCAGCGGAATTTGGACAGATTGCGAATATCGGGGCCAATGCAATCACTGCAAGCATCTGGACACAAATAGCAGCAATGGGGGTTACCACGGTCTCGGCTGCTCAGTGGGGATACCTTGGGGGCTCATCTGGAATAGACCATTATGTGGATAGGGGTGATCCGGTGGCTGCTGATTTTGATACTTTCACGACAGACCTTGATTGGCATGATTTGGATTTATCGAGTATCGTTCCAGCGGGGGCGGTGCTAGTGCATCTATATATACAAATAATAGACGATGCAGCAGGGAGCTACTTTAATGTTAGAGAGAAGGGGAACTCCAACAGTTGGAATGTGGCTACGATTCGAACTCAAGTCACAGATATTTATATGGATGGTAATGTCCTCGTCAGCTGCGATAGCGATAGAGTGATTCAATATATGGGAGCTGATACGACTTTTACTGCTATAAATATTACTGTGCGTGGCTGGTGGATACCATAAAGAAAATATTCCAATTAGATACTAGAGGTTAATTATGAATACAGGAGAATTAGTGCAGCAAACTTTAGACCTTATTGGTGAGGGGACTTTTGACCGCTTCCCAAAAGAGGAGATTGAGAAGTTAAAAGTTGAGACCGAGCAGCAGCTAAATTATGCAAGGAGAAACCATGTCTAAGGAAAAGAACGAGAAGGTTGAAAAGGAAGTAATCTCAAAAGAGGAAGTCATAAAGACGAGAGATGAACTAATGAGGCAGCTTGAGCAGATAAAGGGAATGATAGCTGCGTGCAATGTCCTGATAGGTAAAGCTAAAAAAGTGAGGATTTCAGAGGAGAAATAATGGCGGTTTTAAGAGAGCAAGCACAATTCGACACAGCGGGGGCCAAAGGATTCGATAGGGGGGGCTTCGATTGGGCTCTGCAGTCCCTCACCTATACCCTGAAAATTTATGATACCAGCGGGGTTAAGGTCGCCGAGATAGTAGGGGATTTGAAGAACCCTACCCTGACCAAACTTAAGTTTGAATTATTGCAACAGGGAGGATGCGGGTCTTTTTCCTTCACTCTTGCTGAGCCCTATACCCAAGCGACAATCGACTATGATTATCGGGTGGAGATATACATGTTCAACCACTGGAGCCCCTGGTACACAGGCAAGATAATCAACAAGCCCATCGAGGGGACAGAGAAGCCTCAGACCTATTCCGGCTGGGGTTATGGCTACGAGCTAGAGAAGAAAATCATAGACACGGAAATATCCCCTGGCAATGATATAGCGGTGGAAGTAACCAGCCTCGTAGACACTTACATTACTCCTTATACAAGCATTCTAAAGGATGCAGATTTAATCGAGACAGTAGGCCATGTCTTAGTGGCTACCGTTGACTTCGAGGACGAATACGCAAAAGAGATATTCAACAGGCTCACCGAGCTTGCGGTGGACTACAAATTCGGGGTCAATGAGGACAGGAAGTTTTATTTTCAGGCGATAGACACTTCAGTTAAACACTACTGGCATGTCGGAAAGCACCTGACGGAGTTCCTTCCCGAAGAGGATCCATCGGATTTAGTTAAGAAGGTAATTGCTGTCTATCCCGAGGTTTTTAGTGACGGGTATAGGCTGAAGATAACTAGTGAAGCAGTGGGCTACGCTGGGCTTTACGATAAGAGATTCAGCCTGCCCGAGATAGTCAACCCCTTTTCTATCACAAATATAGCCTCAGGAATAACCCCCTCCACAAACCCCGCAGGCACGGGGGCGGCCAACCTTTGCGATGGGGATTATTCAACCCTCTGGGAGTCGGACACGAACCAAGCCAGCGGGCACTATATAAAGGTCGATTTGGGAGCGAGTTATGCGAATATAGCAGCGGTAGTGATAGATTCAGTCCACGATAATGCAAAGGACTACAATGCAAAATCGATAAAAATAGAGATAAGCTCTGATGATATAACTTACACGACAATGCTCTCCTCTGATGAAGATATAGGCTGGAAGCCTACTATCACTTTCAGACCTACTACGGGCAGATATGTGAAGATTTCCCTGACTGGTTCATCAAACGAAGAATGGAAAGTCGGGGAGATAGAGATATACCAGCTTGACCTCACAGACGCTCAGAGGTGGGCTGACTGGAAGCTGTCCACTCTGGAAGATGTGAAGAAGCGGGCGACGGCCAGGATGGCGGGAGTGGACAAATTTCTCATTGAAAAGCCTGTCGTTGCTCCTATCAGGCCAATAGGCAAGGCAAGGGTATTCGACAGGAACGGCACGGCAATAGACGACTACCAGATTATTGCCTGCAGATATTCGCTGTCTTCTGGAGGTTTCAACCTTGATTTGGAACTGGGGGCTGAAGAGGTGACGACTGCCGATGAGATGAAAGATATGGAGAGGAAAATCAGAGAGAATGAAAATACAGGAGTAAGAAGGGCAAAAAACCTTAGCTTATCCAAAGGATTCCAACTGGATGGAATAAAGCAGACCTACATAGGCAGGGACTCGATACAGACTCCCCATTTCTACGGGGGTCAGATTGTCCTTGCTGGTGGCAAGATGGTTCTTGGCTTAGATGCTATATCTGCTGGCAAGCATGGGCTTGCAATTAGCGATGGCACTTATTATCGAGTCTTAGCTGGGATGATTAATGGTGATTATACCATTCAAATTAGAGACTCCAATGGCGTGTTGACTGTGGATTTGGGCGAAGTGACTCAAAGGTGGAGATTGATACAAACTTGGACTTGCACTTCACCCTGCACTTCACATTCATTTACAGGATTGACTGGTAATACAGACATAGAATATGAGATAAGATGTCGATGGATAAGATACAGAGACGGAGCAGCCGATCCGATGAATTATATCCTGTGCTGCAATGATGACACTGCTGCTCATTATGGATTTGCAACAAATTGGACAGTAAATGGAGTAGCTGGAGGAAGTGAGAATCCAGCTTTTGACGGAATTTGGATAGGCAGAGCCGATGAGAACGGAGAACTCTCCCAAGGAAAGGGGACTTTACATGCTACAAGTAGCTATGTAAGAACCTTCTCGGGTCAATTTTCCGCCAGTGTGAATGGGGCAGATATAGAGCGACTTTATAATTGCGAGTGTAGTTGGACTAATACTGCTAATGAGATTACCAGTTTGGTATTTTATGCCGAGACGGTAGATGGCATAGGGGCGGGAAGTCAGATAGATATATATGCGAGGATAGCATAATGGATGAAAAGCAAAAAAAGATAAGCGAAATGGGAAAAGCGATGAGAGTGAAGCTAGAAAGGGATGAGAAAATAGCACGAAGAATTAGACAATTAGGTGAAGCCAGAGCAGGTGACCCAGCAAGAATAGAAACGGAAGATCAGGTGCTAGATGAAGTCACCAGCATAATTGATACAGAGGAACTTCAGAAAATAATCACCCAGTTAGAGTGGCTCGGGGACAAGAAACTAGCTCAAATTGATACCTACATAGAAAACAGCGTGACAGACTTCGCCAATGCCAAAGAATTCTTAAGAGTTCTGGCAAAAGCTCTCTGGGGCACTCTGAACATAGTGAGAATACTCTCTAATAGAGAATTGCCACCAGAGCAATGAGAAAAAATCCGTATAGAGATGCTTGGGAAGAAATGGGTGATGCTGTCTTTAAGAGTCCGGGGCGGTTTATAATTCTCGTTATATATCAATGGTTTAACTATTTTAAAAATAAGTTATTTGGAGGCATAAAGTGAAAGGAAGAATTTTACAACGAGCAGAACTTTATCTTCAAAAAGAGGGTGAGGAAAAAGCGAGGCATATAAAACATTGGCCTGATCTCGTAAATATTTGCGGAGAATTAGGAATAAAGCCAGATTGCCACAATTTTACATATAAGATGAAGGGTGAGTTTCCGCCAGTTGGAGCACCTATAACCGAATGGCCAGAAAAGGAAACGCAAATCGGGCCTGAGCGGGTGATGTTCTGTGTAGGGCCTGATGATGATTTTGCGAAAGTGGCTGCCCTGGGGATTACTGTTATTCAGAGCTATGAGCTTCCCTATATCGATATGATTCATTTTCTGAACAGGGCCGATGACTTGAACCTTAAAGTTTACTACTCGATTGCCAGTAGAATACATAACGAGATATTAAGGACTGGCTCTTGGGATAGGAACGAGGTGGCTGGGATTATCGAAAAGTGCAAAAACCATCCTGCGCTGTATTGCTGGCAACCTATTGAGGAGGCCAATCTTTGGAATAGAGATATAAGCCTTGAGCAGCAAAAAGAGATATACGACTTCTTCAAAGCGCGGGACAACCATCCAGTGACACAAACACTGGCAGGCGGCACCAGTAATTGGCACAAGATCAACTTCGAGGCAATGGACTTCCTCACGCCGGATAGCTACGTCTATGACGGAACAGGCGAGATGTGGGGACTAGAACCCCTAGCGTATCTCGCAGAAGTCGGCAGGCAGGAGAGGACATACCTGGACAGTAAAGGTATCACTAAGCCAGTAATCTTTATTATGCAGTGCTGTGACGAGCCGGCAGTGCACCACGACCCGCCCATAGAGAATAGCAAAGTCCCATTGGGTTGCATTGAAAGCCAATTCGATACACTGAAGCCTTATAATGTATTTACTGGAGGTTTTGGATATTGGGCTTGGGATCACTATTTCGGGCCGGCGACGAGTGATGAGATGTATAACGAGATAAAACAATTTTTAGGAAAGGTGAAGTAAGATGGAATATAAATTAGGTTATAGACCAGAGCCACCAGACATAGACGACCTTTGCCTTCTTGCACCTTTACCACAATATAATTTGCCTAAAGAAATTGACTGGACAAGCCAACAAACAGAAGTTAGAGATCAAGGGAATGAGGGAACCTGCGTAGGTTTTGACGTAACGGCTCTCAAGGAATTTCAAGAGTGGCGTGAGTATGGCAAAATTATTGACCTCTCTGAGCGTTGGATTTACGAGTGGGCTAAAGAAGAGGATGAATTCCCTGGGACAGACTATGAAGGGACTACCATTAGAGGAGCTATGAAAGCATTGCAGAAGCACGGGATTTGTCCAGAGGAGCTTTGGCCTTATGTGCCTGGAGTAAGAGGGGAGCCTAATGAGCAAGCTGCCAATAGAGCTTCGATTTTCAAAATTAAAAAGTATCGGAGCTTAACCATTCCTCAGAAAGACATTACATTAGTCAAGCGGGGCCTGCACGAGACTGGCCCGATTGCGCTTGGTGTCGCTGTTCATTCAACCTGGTTTGATGTGGGGAAGGATGGGATTATCAAGCCCTCATCCAGCCAGAACATTTTGGGCTACCACGCTATTTTGATGGTGGCCTATGACGATAAATATCTGAAGTTTAAGAACAGCTGGGGGACTGGCTGGGGCGCTCAGGGCTATGGGTATTTGGAATGGGAGTTTGCGATGTTCATTCTCCACAGCGCGTGGGCTGCCTACGACCTCTAATTAGATGAAACTAGACGTAATCTATAACGAGGATTGTTTGGAGGGGATGAAGAGGTTACCAGATGAGAGTATTGATTTGATTATTGTTGACCCTCCCTATGGAATATTAAAAAAGGAATATAAATTTGAAAATTTTGAAGCTAGTTTCCCTACTCTTTGGTTGACTGAAATTGAACGAACTATGAAAGAAGGTGCAAGTCTATATTGTTTTTATTCTCAATTTCATATTCCTGTAATACAGCCCCTTATCGAAAGACACCTAAAACTGCGTAATGTAATTGTGTGGTATTATCCCAATATAGCTAAGGGATATCAGGGTTTGCTCAATGGTAAACATTGTTATAGGAAGCAATGGCAGCCAATCTTTTTTGCGACAAAGAACAATCCTTCCATTAGAGTTAGAACGAAATGGAAAAGATATGCTAGCAATAATTATGATGTTATAAAGTGTGCTGTGCCACAAAGCAATTTTAAGAAAGATAAGCGTTTTATGAAAATGCAAAAACCTCTTGAACTAGTTAAAAGACTACTTATAGCCTCATCAGAAGAAAAAAATATCATCCTTGACCCCTTTATGGGCTCAGGCACGACCGCAGTCGCCTGTAAACAGCTTAGTAGGCACTACATAGGCTTCGAGATAAATCCCGAATACTGTGAAATAGCAAAGAAGAGGTTATCTGAAGTGCAATTAGAGTTAATATAAAGAGGAATAAGGAGGGGTAAAATGTTTAAAAAAATGGTTATGGTGCTGGTGCTTCTAGCATTGGCACTGGGGTTATCTGGTTTTGCACTCGCTCAAACGGAGTTCAAGGAATTGAAGCTGACAAGCGTTCGAGAAGAACAGTACACGGGACTGCACTCCAAATCTGGTGGTATCTGGGATTGGTTTAGTAGGTTCGAGCCAGCAGTCTATAATATTGGAGGCGAGTGGTATTTGGGGCTTGTCTATGAGTTCAGAGAATAAAATAATTGGAGGTCAATATGGAATGGCTTAGAGCTTTGGTTAGACCAGTTGTAACTTTTGCTATGGTAGCGATTTTCGGATATGGCTTACTAAGAGGATTAATTCCTTGGGAAGCAGCGGCTCCGATTATCACTATGGTTATTGTCTTCTGGTTTGAAGAGAAAGCCGTTGAGCGAACTCTACAAAACCTTATGAAAGAATGAAACTGGCGGGGCGGCTTTTCCACTATGGGAGCTTTCCTCCTTTTAATCTCATAGGTGGTTTTCCCTGCCCCGCTACTGCAATGCTAAAATCTACATTCATTGCGCTGATATTAATCGGTATATTTTTTTACCAATTGGTAAGTCTAATGCAAAAACAAGACAGGTTCGATTCCTTATTTAGGTACTATGCACAGGGGACTTATTTTAACTGGAAGCTGTTCAAGTGGATGGCTCTGGTAGAGTCAAGTATGAATCCTCGGGCAGTGAGTGAGGTGGGCGCCCTGGGACTTATGCAACTGATGCCCGACACTGCCGAGGAGATGAAAGTTACTTATCCCTTTGACGCAGAGGAGAATATTCGGGGAGGCACTGATTATTTTCGTCTGCAATTCCAGCATTTCCCCGAGATTCCCGATGCTATGGAAAGGATTAAATTCTCTTTAGCTGCTTATAACGGGGGAAGGGGCTATATAAATAAGGCTATATCCTTGGCAAAACGAGCAAACATTAGCGTAGATGATTGGCAAAAATGGGATGAAGTTAAGTTATACTTAGCTTTTCCTAGTTGCAGAATTAACGGGAAAGCGCCTGACTATAGACAGATAACTAACTATGTTAGGAAAGTAATGGAGTTATACGAACACGAGAAGGATGAATAATTGTATTATTTTTCACGGTATTCACTATAAACGTAACTATTGTAAATTTTTATACAATGGGGGTTACAGAAATGTATAGAGATGTTCCAGGTTCCGGCGTAGCATAAAGAATGACTAGATGATAAGGCATAATTCTAAGAAAAATGACTAAACGCCATACACTTATTAAGAAGTGTAAACACTTACGTTCAATAGCGAGTGAACATAATTTTATATTGAACAAAAAACCCTGAGGAGGGTAAAATCAATGAGAGAAAATATTGCTGAAGATTTTCCACCTAAAATAGAGGAGCAATGCTGATAAAGCATGATTAAAGAAGATAAAAAGATTGTATTTTTCCTATTAGCAATTACTGTAATACTGACATTTACTTTCACGTTAGCAAATTATATAAATGAAATGGGTCAGGCTAAAGCCCCCTGGCTTCATCGAACTGAGAAAGATTTGATACTTGAATTGCGAATGGACATAGAAAATCTCCATTGTGCTTTAAGTATGATGTATCAAGAAAATAATTATCTAAGAAGGCTTGTTTATACTACAAAGCCAGACCACTGGACAACGTGGCTCGAACTTATGGATGAATGTAAAAGGCTTAAAAAGAAAATAGAAGAACAAGATAGGAAAATCAAAATACTGGAAACGAAACTAGGCATTCGGCTTTGGGAAATGCCAGCACCATATAGAAGGATATAAATGGGAATCTACGATAATTGGGATGAGTTCATTAAGATGGCTGAAGAAATGAGAGGGACAGCAAGCACAGATCTACTATCCCCCGCTTCCTGGTGGGATAATATTCCAGTTTATCTTGAGGCAGCTCGCTATTTCTTCTCTGTAATACTCTTATTATTCCTTTATGTGTGGCTGTTTTATCTATGGTTAGACGTGATTTTATTTTTATTGTAATACTTTCTGAGTACAATTGTACTCAATTTGGGATACAAAATGGGTAGAGGAAATCACAATCGCAAAAAGAGGAGGAGGAAGTATACATGGCGAAGCAAAAGGGCAAGCCATCGAAGACGCTAAACAATGCGGGTCAAGCTGAACTCGATTTACTAAGGGATGAGCTTAATAACATTCTTGGAAGAACTAAAGTGGTAGAGCAAATTATAAAAGCATTATTATCAAAAATAACAAGGATACAAAAAAATGAATGATGATTCAATGGTAATTGAATTCCCAGATTATGCAATAGAGACTTTGAGAAGAGGTGACTGGATTACGATTACTTTAGGAGATTTAGTATGCAAAGTAACTCCCTATTCTTTGGAAGAAGAAATTAAAGATGAGTTTGATGAAAAACAGGTTGTTTTCAAGCCTGATATAAGAGGGAAAAATGCGAAACAAATGGAGTCCGAAGGAGATCGCCGAACTGGCGAAGCTCCGAACCCAAAGGATTAAACCCCTCCAAATAGCTTACCTACTCAATCAAAAATTCTGGGAAGATAAGCCCGTCCGCACACCGACGGCAGTCATAAGATTTTACGAGAATAACGGACTTAACATCTCTAAGTGCCAGGAAATTGCCGAGAACAAGCCAAGAGATTTTGACTCAACTACCCAGGCAATACTTAAGACAGCAAAAGGTCTGCAGGATATATACCGTGATGAGGCAAGAATCACCCATGAATTTAACCATCCGATAGCGACCAAAAACAGGTGGATTGGGATAATACACACGGGAGACTGGCATATAGAGGGGAGTTCGGTTGACCTTGCCGGGTTGGAGAAGGACGTATTGGACATTGCCAATTATCCCAATTTCTACTTAGTATTTATGGGGGACGGGGGGGATTACTTTATGGGGCCCCTAGCTTCCAGCCAATTTGATACTACGCTCCCACCCAGAATTGCCAGACTCCTATACTTTAAGTTTATGCAGGTTATGGCGGACAGGGTGATAGCCCTGTGTTCAGGCGACCATGAGTGGTTTGCCAAGAACCTAGCCGATTTTGATGTTATCTCGGATGTGGCCGGGAAACTGGATAAAAGGTATCTGGGGGCGGGCGGTACGATACACATAAAGACCGAGGGGGCTGAGTATATAGACGCCGCGAGGCACAGGTATCGGTTCAATAGCTCCTACAACCCGGGACATACCTGTCGGCAGTATGTCCGGTTCGAGGATCAGAGACCGGATATTGTCTGTATAGCGCATAACCATATTAACTATATTGGTCAAGAGGAACTCCTGGGCAAGTCCCGTATATTAATCAGATCGGGCACGAAAAAAATAACCGACAGATATATGCAGAAAAAGTCATTTTTACCGAAAAAGGGTGTAGCCCAGACGAATGTTGTTATCCTGGCTACCGATCACTTCGAGATGCGACATGCGGGGTCAATAGAGGAAGCCCGGGATTTAATAGAATTTTTGAACAGCAAAAAAGAGGTATGAGAATGATAGAGAAATTTGTGAGTGGGGATTGGAGAGTTGAGGACGCAGGGGATCATGGGGTAAAGATTTCAGTTGAAAATGAGGTCTGCTTGATTATGCCGATCTATAAACTCCACGAGTTAATTGCGGAAGCCCAGAAATGGTTACAGGTGCGGCCAATTAAGAACTTAATAACTACCAAGATATAACTTCTAGCTTAATACAACAACCTGCCGATTTCGACCCTCTATGG